AGATAGAAAAAACTTTTCTCCAAATTGGAATACTTTTATTGAAGGCAAAAACTTTGCCACATTAGATTGGAATCCTGGCGGACAAGAACTATTAGCATATGTGAAAACTATTCCTAATGTGACAATTGAAATTCTATCATCTAGTGGTGGATTAAAACATCACAATGAAGTGACGGCACAAAAAATTGCTTGGTTATGTGAACATGGTATTCCATATAAAGCAAATATTTGTCCTGGCAGTAGATTGAAAGCAAGATATGCTGATCCATCTATTATACTTGTTGATGACACCGATTACGTGCTTAACGGATTTGTTCAAGCTGGCGGAATTGGTATTCTACATAGTGATGTAAATGAAACAATATCTAAACTTAAATTTTATTGTGAAGAGTATGTTCTCCCACCCCACACAGATTAAGAGTAAAAATGAGAATTGCTATCGCATCCGATGTTCACCTTGAATTTGGTGATCTAATTTTAAAGAACGAAAAAAACGCTGACGTACTAATACTGTCTGGCGATATTTGCGTTGCCTCAGATTTTCGTGAATCTGATGGAATCATAGAGAATGGTAAAAGTCAACGTTATGTTGATTTCTTTAAACGTTGCACATTTGAATTTCCTAAAGTGATTTACATTGCAGGCAATCACGAACACTACAATGGTGACTATGCTGAAACGTTTACGATTCTGCGAAACTATCTTGGGCATATTGAAAACTTGCACATTCTTGACAAAGAACATATTACGATTGATGATGTAACATTTATTGGCGGTACATTGTGGACTGATATGAATGCACAAGACCCTATGACACTTGCACACATTCGTGTTAAGATGAATGATTTTCGTGTTATTGAAAACAGCAATGAAATGGTTTCATACCGAACATTTGATGTGAATGAAGAAGGTACGGAGATTCCTAAATTTCGTAAACGTCCTGCTAAATTCTTGCCAGAAGATACTGTACAAGATCATAAAAAGATGTTACAATACATTCAGGCGACTATTGCTATGCTTGCAAGCATGAATCCAAACAAGTATGTTGTTGTTGGTCATCATGCACCTAGCAAAGTATCTACACATCCACGATATCAGACCGAAGTGATTATGAATGGCGCATACAGTAGCCGTTTAGATGATTTCATCTTGAATCATCCACAAATCAAATTGTGGACTCATGGCCATACGCACGAAGAATTTGATTATATGATTGGCACTACTAGGGTTGTTTGCAATCCACGTGGATACATAAATTATGAAAATCGTGCCGATGACTTTAAACTAAAATACGTGGAGATTTAATGGAAGACCCTATCGACTTTGAGAATTCACATCCGGATATGGAAAAGATTATTGGATCAGATAAACTTTTGCCAGTAACAAGATCAGTAGCAAAAATGCTGATGCGTAATCCGTACACATCATTGGGTAAATTCTTTAAAAAACTTTCTAATGAAAATTTAGAAATACTAATGGAAATAATTGACGAAGGTGATAGTGAATTCAATGAACGCATGGAAGACATTGTGTTAATGACAGAGATGCTATCCCGTGCTGAAGGTGTTCCAAGTGAATCCATTGAAGAGATTACTGAAAATGTAAATTATTTTGGCGCATGTATTACCTGTGTTTCACTTGCACGAAAGGGTCTTGTTCGTGTATACTATGATAACATGTCGTTTGGTACTGATAATGGCGATAAAATGATTGTGGAGAAAATATGAAAACTTATGATACTTTTGAAAACGTTGTGAACATGTCACCATGCATGAAACGTGCTATTGTTATTAATGCTAAACGTATTGACGAAGACTTTCGTGTAAATACTTTAGAGGGCAATTACAAACAAGGCAAAGCTGGTGATTATCTTATGCAAGGTATTGACGGAGAACTTTATATTTGTGATGGTCCTATCTTTGAAAAAACTTACGATTTTCTATGAACATCTTCTATCTTAATCACGAACCAAAAGTCTGTGCTGAAATGCACTTAGACAAACACGTTGTCAAAATGATTATTGAGTATGCACAACTTATGTCTACCGCACATCGTATGCTTGATGGTGAACATTATACTGATAAGACTGCTAACAATCGTAGCATTCAACGTTGGCGCATGAAAAACGAAATTATTGAACACGGCTTGATGAAAGCATCACACGTTAATCATCCATCAAACATATGGGTTCGTGCAAGCAAACAAAACTACATGTGGCTGTATCAGATGTGGACTCACCTGTTGGCTGAGTATACACACCGATACGGCAAACATCATGCATGTGAAAAATATGCAAAGCATCTTTATATGCCTCCAGAAAACATTGTTGATATTCCATTCACCGAGCCTACGCCTGCGATGCCAGATACGTATAAAGTGACAAATGATTCTATTCGTTCGTATCAAAACTACTATATACATGATAAGAGTAGATTTGCAAAATGGAAAAACAGAGAAACACCAGAGTGGTTCTCATACGGAGTAAAGAATGCCAACATACAACTTTCGCCATCGTGAAACCGGCGAAATAATCGAAAGACTTTTTAAAATTGCTGATAGAGAGGAATTCTTAGAACAAAATCCTCACTATGAATCTGTTATGCTAGGCGCCCCATCATTAGGCGATCCTATTAGGTTAGGCTTACGCAAGCCAGACAATGGATTTAGAGAAGTCCTTGCAAAGGCTAAAGAAGCACATCCTTTAGGAAACATTAACACGTTCTAATAATGGGGATACATTACACAACAAGTAAAAGGGCTCCTTCAATGGCAAGAAAATCAAGCGCAGTTAAAACCGCAAATACTGAACCCGATATTCCAACAACAACAAGACTCAAAGCAGTCAACAATACACTCAGACTCAGATTAGATGATTTAAAAACTTTTGATCCGCTAACAGAAAATCAAAAACTTTTTTTCGATGCATACAAACGTGGAGACTATTTCGTAGCACTTCATGGTGTAGCAGGTACAGGTAAAACATTCTGTGCGCTATACAAAGCAATTGAAGAAGTAATGGACAAATCAAATCCATTTGATAAAATTATTGTAGTACGTTCTGCTGTTCAAAGCCGTGAGATTGGCCATTTGCCAGGTGACGTAAATGAGAAGATGGAAATCTATCAACAACCATATCGTCAAATTTGCGAAACTCTTTTTGGTCGCAAAGATGCATGGGACAGATTAGAAGAACAAGGACACATAGAATTCATTTCAACATCATTCATTCGTGGTATGTCATTCGATGATGCTATTATTATTGTTGATGAAATGCAAAACATGACGTATGAAGAAATTGATACTGTTATGACAAGGGTTGGTTATCGCTCTAAGATTATTTGGTGTGGTGACTACAGACAAACGGACTTGAACAAAAAGAAAAATGATGTATCGGGTATTCTTAAATTCTTTGATATTGCATATCACATGAATGCATTTACAAAGATTGAATTTACTGTAAATGATATTGTTCGTTCGTCTTTAGTGAGAGATTATATTTTGGCAAAACTACAATATGAAGATTCATCCGATTGACGACTCTAGAGTTTCCAATCCACACATTTTAGAATTTCTAGAAAACTTTAGACAATTTAAAATTAAAGGAATTCAACATTCCGTTAAAGTGACAAAGCATAATGTTATTGCCGACAGAATTATTGTCGGCATAAACAAAGGAAATATCTACGCAAATGACATATTTAAAATTGTAAAAAAATATAACTTTCCAGAACACTTACTTAAGAGATTGGGTGAAGAGTGGGCGCAAGCATACATGGTAGGGCTTTCGTTAGAAGTTGATGGCGACAAACTCAGATATAAAGTCTACGTTGACAAGGGTTCAAAAAACGCATCTAAGAGTACATACAAATCTGATGCAATTTTTGCCGTAAAATGGAATCCAAAATCTCCATCCGAGTATGTTATCGCAAAATATAGTTTAATTAAAAAAGTAACTGAAGAATCAATAAAATCTGAAGTGAAGAAATCAGGATTTGATTTGTATCCCGACTTTATTCCGAAAAGTATTGAACGTAAAAAACTTACTTTCATATATACTGCTGAGGATGAAAAAAGCAAACGAAGGTCTTTTGACATTAGGTTCAATGATATATATTTGGACGATTTGACAAAAGACGTTTTAAACTTGACAAATGTGAATCTTTATGATACACTAAGTCATCTAAGGCTATTCCCTATTCGTAATTTTTCTGGAGGCGTTTCAGACAGCGGAGAAAAATTCTTCAATTTATATTTTATGGTATACGAAAATAATGAACTTCAAACATATCGGATGTGACATTGACTATGATTTAGAAACTGAAACTGTTAACGGCAAACGTTTCTATAAAACTCCTGAAGGTCTTTTGTATCCTTCTGTCACTACCATTACCTCTCAGCACGGCAAAGATAAAATCCTTGAATGGAGAAAACGTGTGGGCGAAGAAGAAGCCAATCGTATTTCGACTAAAGCATCCAGCCGTGGAACTAGAGTACACAAGATTTGCGAAAACTATTTAAACAACGAAGAAGACTTTGCACGTAAGACGATGCCAGATTCTGTTGCTATGTTTAAATCTATACAACCTCTATTGGATGAACACGTAAACAATATTCATGCATTAGAGATTCCTCTGTATTCTCATCACTTAAGAGTTGCAGGTAGAGTTGATTGTATTGCAGAATATGATGGTAAACTATCTATCATCGACTTCAAGACTTCAGGCAAATTAAAAGAAGAGAGTTGGATTAAAGGATACTTTATGCAATGCTCTGCGTATGCAGTCATGTATGAAGAACGAACTGGAATACCAGTATCACAAATTGTAATTATGATAGCAGTTGATTCTGAACATCCACAAGTGTTCATTAAGAAACGCAATGACTACATCAAAGATTTTATATCTTACCGTGAAGCATATGATGCTGTGCTGATTGATTAGCATGATAAATAGTGATATAATTTTATTTGTTCTTATTGTAGGACTACATGCATTTTGGATTTACAAACTTGCAACGTATGACTGGAATAATTTTGAAGAAGATAGTAAGGCGGACACTGGTTGGCCACCTTATGATTGATATTGCTGTATGAAGCAAAGAGAAACAGGTTCTGGACGGGGGTGCGAATCCCCCCACCTCCACCAAAAGTATTCTAAACTGGACGCAGGATCAGAGAAGGTTGAAAGTGGATTGATCGCCACAAGTATGCTGGAGATTAAGAATGCTTTTGATGGGGGTGCATAGTTTCGACAGGGCAAAGAGTAACAGAGTGGACAGCACATCAGCAACGATGTAAAAAGAAGAAAAAAAAGTAAACGCAAACGACTCACGTTTCGCATTGGCAGCCTAAACGCTGACTAGGGTTTCGACAGGTTTCCTCGTAACAGAATAACCTGTCACAAATTTTATAATACAATAGGATGGAAATAATATGCAAAAAACTGCCTTGATTACGGGTATTACAGGACAAGATGGAAGTTACTTAGCAGAACTTCTACTTGAAAAAGGTTATGATGTGCATGGTCTTGTACGCCGATCAAGTACAGGAAACAATACTGCAAACATCAACCATGTCAAAGATCAAATTACATTTCACTATAGCGATCTAACAGATGCGGCTAATCTTGAAAGTATTATTCTCAAAGTAAGACCAGATGAGGTTTATAACTTAGGCGCACAAAGTCACGTTAGCGTAAGTTATGATTGCCCAACATACACTGGCGATGTTAACGCTATTGGCGTACTCAAATTGCTTGAAGCAGTCAAACGATTGTCAAAAGAAAAGCAAGTCAAATTTTATCAAGCATCAACCAGTGAGTTGTATGGTAAGGTAAAAGAAACTCCACAAACAGAAAACACTCCATTCTATCCACGTTCACCTTATGCTGTTGCTAAGATGTATGGCTATTGGATTACAGTAAACTATCGTGAGAGTTTTAATCTATTCTCATGCAATGGTATTTTGTTTAATCACGAAAGCCCACGTAGAGGTCCTGAATTTGTCACACG